ATCTAGCTCCGCCTTGTCTAATAGCCCCGTCTGGCTAGCTCTTAGGACTTTGACATACCAGCTCTTATCTTGCGTGGCATTGTTGTATACCTCCCAAAAAGCATTATGCCCTTTAGGAGTGCCTATAAACGTACACCAGCCCTTTCTGTCAGCAAGGAGGGGTCTAAGTACTGCTCCGAAGATACTAGGCTTCATATCAGCGTATTCATCCAATACAACCCCGTCTAGATATAGCCCCCTTAAGGCATCGGGATTATCCGCACCGAATAGCCTTATCCTTGCTCCATTGATTAGCTCCACCCATAGCTCCGCTTGGTTAGACTTAGACATGACAGGGCGTGAGTACTTAAGCAAGTAGTCGAAGGCGATAGTCTTAGCCTGTGACATATATGGGGCGACATAAGCATACCGCCCATCCTCTTTATCCTCTATCAATGCTCTATAGATTAAGTCATTAATACATAGGACAGTCTTACCGCACCGCCTATGGGCAACAATGACACTCCAACGCTCTTGTCTATCGTGGAAATCCTCAAAGACCTGACGGGGGCAATAGTCCAGCTCTACCTCTAATAATCCCTCGCTCACTCTGGGCGCTTCCAGCTGATTACCATGCGTTGCGGTGCTGCTTCATCTCCTACGCTCTCAACTCTGGCGAGCTTAGGTAAGTGATACTCCATTACGGCTTGCAACATTAAAAAGGCTTTCTCTGGGTTAGGCGGGACAATCCACACAATATCCCCGTTCTTGTCATATCTAATACATCCCTCTTTATCAGTCTTAGGAATACCGCTTGCTACTTCCTCAAGCCAATGTTGCATACGAGGGCTGTTCTTATCTACAAACTTGGCTATAGCTTCCTTAGCAATGGCTGTATGTTTATTAACAGCACCAACGGGGCGACCTTTTCCAGCGTTGGGAGGTGTTCTTTTCTTGGGTTTTACTATTGAACCATCTTGATTAATGGTGATTACTTCAGATGCTTTTGCTGTAGTTTCAGACATTCTTTATAGCTTTCAGTAATTAAGTATTTAATTAAACGCTAAGTCTTTGATTCATTTAGACGCAATATATCATAAATCCATAGTTTTGATGTAAAAACCACACTTATTAGATAGATTCGTAATATAAGCAAATATTTGTTTGTTTATCTGTAGTGATGCGCTACAGTCATGCTTAGCAGTAACGATTAACAGTCAACTAAAGGGGAATTTAAATGACTAAAAAACAAGCAGACCAAGAGAACGCAAGAGTAGAGTTAGACAAGATATTGCGTGACATCAATACAGACACAATCTATACAGTTTTACGCCATGTAAGCTCAAGTCGTATGCAAAGAGAGATTAGCGTAAAGATGATAGATGCAGGTCGAATCATCCATCTAGATTATTTAGTGTCTACAGCTTTAGGAATGAAGCAAGGTAAACACAATGGCATAGTAGTAAAGGGATGTGGAATGGATATGGGCTTTCATATTGTTCATAACATCCTTAGAGCTGTTAGTCCATCTAAGCAATATAGACATGAGTGGATTTAATCATGACTAATCTACAGGCAATGGCTTTATCTATTCTTTTGGCGGGATTTTTATACTTTATTTGGTATCTAACTGCCATACATTACATTTAAACGCATTACACGGGCTTTTTTAACTGTTTTATAAGGGGATAACATGATTACTAGCACTTTTACCTACGGCAACAATGTAAAGAACTTAGACGATTGGCAGAAAGATGCTAATCCTTGGACTATTACGCTTAAAAATGGGACTAAAAAAATGACAGTTCCATATTTCACAGGTCAAGCTGTTGAGATGATTAAAACCGAAGATGTTTTATGGTGTTTAGTATCTGATGCCAATATGACTGCGGATGGCTTTGACTGGTTTTGTAGCTGTTATGGATATAGCGATGACAGCAGAAAAGCGGAAACACTCTATAAGCAATGTGAGCAAACAAGGCGCAAGCTAGAGAAGTTTTTAGGGGGTTCTTTTGCCGAAATTATGGCAATGGATGAAGGTGAAATCAATGAATTATGCAAATAAGGGGTTTATATGTACGCTATTCGATTAAATAACGAGCCTGTATGGTTTACAGATGGGGAAGAGGAGTTATTCCACACAGAGAGCCACGCAATAGAGGCAATTAATGTAGAAATTATGGTTTGCGAAGAGGCTGTAAAAGCTGGATACATGGAAGACGCTGGCGGATTTGAAGACTATCGAATTATCAAAATAGGGGAATAAAAAATGATTCATGCAAACTTAATTACCTATCACCGCAAGCCTACATCTTACGAAATCAAATTCGGGCATGGTGCTACCCATTACAAAGACTTTAAGCGCTCACAATGTACTAAACCTAATGGATGTCGCAAACAATGGCTAATTTGCCCTGTTGACGGCTTACGCTATTACTACTAAGGGGGATTTATGACACAAGAAAAGAGACTTCAAGAGGTCAAAGAGCTGATTTGGGCTATAGAAAGAGACTTAGACCCTTATGAGCGTGGCGATTCAATGAATTATTCGGGTTACATGATGGAAAACGCATTAGACCTAAAAAACGCAGTATTTAATCTACTTAAAGGGGAATAAACCATGACTACAAAACAACCAAAGACCAAGCCATTGACTAAGGTTCAACAGCTTGAAAGGCAAATAGGCAATTTAGAGGAGGCTATTTATATGGCTTATAACGATACAGACGAATTGTTTGGCCCTTTGTATCTCATTATTCAAGAATTAGACAAGCCTGACTGTAATCGCTATATGGTTAAAAAATCTGTACAGGCTTTAAGGTCATTGCTTATAGGTAATCAAACAATGATGATGGAATGTGCTGGGCTTGAATATTAACTTTTAACTAATCAAGGGGGCTTGTCCCCCTCTCTTTTTGCGGGGAATTTTTATATGGTCTTTGACCTGAAAGGGTGGCGCTCATCCTTAGGACTTACACAAGAGGGCGCAAGCGCTTTGCTTGGAGTGCATAGGGTTACATACACAAGATGGGAAACGGGGGCGCAGAGCCCGCCTAATCATATTGGAATGGCTTGCTTACAATTCAAACAAATGATGGAAAAACGACCCTGATTGGAAAATGCTAGGAATTCCGATTTTCAATTTGGCGATTTTTTTGACCCTGATTTCAAAATGCCTGGAATTCCGATTTTGGATTAGCCAACAATATCTGGGTCATGGTATTTATTCATGGCCTTAGACAATGCCTCTTTACGCTTCATTCTTTGATTGGCTTTTTTATTCAGAATGGTGCTATCGTCTAATTCCAACGGAGGATTATGGTCTTGGCGCTTTTTTTGCTGTTTTTCGAGCGTTGATTCTTTGTGCGAGCGCAACATAGCATTTTCTGGCGGGTAATCTCTTGTCATATGTTTCATTACATATCCTTCATTTTGTCAGTAATGACTTGTTTTCTTGTTGGTTTTGCTGTTTTTGCGGATTCTTTAAAGTCTTTAGCGGTTGGAGCGCCTTTAGTGCCAGGTTTACGCATCTTTTCGCCCGAACCAGCTTTAATTCGTGCTTGTTTTGCGTGAATGTTTGCGTATAGTCCTGGTTTCATTAGCATTTCCACCTTGCTCTTGCTGCTTTTCCTCGTTCCCCTGTCCATCCTTTAGACCTAGCGCAAAAACTATCATGCCTAGAGCCTGATGCCTGGGGTGCTTGTAAGTTACTGCCGTTTTTAGCGTTATAAGCTGCTCGACCTTTAGCCGTCATTCCAGCGCCTTGTTCAGTTGGCAGATAATTTTTACCTTTGCCGACTGTGGTCTTTGAAATAGGTTTATCGTGCTTTTCTACTGCGGCACGAATTTGGTCTTTACGACTCATTATGCGTTGGCTTCTACATATTTAGAATACTGCTCTTCCAACTTAGCTTTGCGCTTGCCTTTAGCATGGGTACGCTCTTCGGACAATGCTATTGCCAATGCCTGTTTTTTAGGCTTTCCCGCAGCTACTTCAGTTTTGTAGTTTTTGCCGACTGATTGAGCCGAGCCTGATTTGTCCATTGGCATATTGAGTCCTATTTCAAAAAGCGTAGTTTGTAAGTGGTTGAATCTATTTGGTCTGCAATTGCATCTACCAGATTGCATAATTGTTCATCTTGCGGCAAATCTTGGCGGGCTTCTTTTACAAACTTTTGCAGGCTTTGTAAGTATTTAATTGGGTCTTTTGGCTGGTGATATACGCTTGGGAAAGTCGTAATTTTGTCGTATGCGCCCATATAGGCTTCAACATAAGCGTCTGTAAGCTCTACAATTCCATCATAATATTCGCCCAAAGCCATGTGTTTACTGAAAGAATCGGTAGACCAATGGAAAAAGTGGGTATTTGTCGCTGAGTGCAACAAAGTGGCGGCAAACATAGCAACATTATCATTCATAGAATTACTCCATTTTTAACGAT